GCATGGCGGGAGCGTTGAGCAGAAAGTAAAAGTTTACGTGCCGGAGAACAAGAGGAAATGATAGAGATTAGACCACAGGAAGGACGGCAGGAGGAATTTTTGAGCACGCCGTCGGATATAGCGATTTATGGTGGAGCGAAAGGCGGAGGCAAGACCTTTGCCTTGTTGCTTGACCCGCTGCGCTATTCTGACGTGAAAGGATTCAACGGCACGATATTCAGACGGACAAAGGAGCAGATAAGAAACTCAGGTGCATTGTGGGATAGTGCCTATGAGATTTATGGGTTACTGAAAGCCGTAATGAAAGAAACGACGCTTGAGATTTTTTATAATCATTTGAAATTGAAATTCAGTCATCTTGAATATGAGAAGGATAAATATAATTGGGATGGGGCGCAGATATGCTATCTCGCATTTGATGAATTGCAGCATTTTTCGGAGAGCCAGTTCTGGTATTTGGTGGGTTCGAATCGTTCCACTTGCGGAGTCAAGCCGTATGTGCGGGGGACCTGTATGCCTGACCCGGACAGTTGGGTGAAGAAATTAATAGCGTGGTGGCTGAATGAGGAGACGGGCTATGCCATCAAAGAAAGGTCTGGGACGATTAGATATTTAATCCGGTTGGCAGATAATATCATTTGGGGAGATTCTTTCGAGGAGTTGAAGGGAAAATATCCGAAAGAGAATCCGCTGTCCATTACTTTTATTTACTCCGATATTTATGACAATAAGATTTTGCTGGAATCGAATCCCGGATATTTGAGCAATCTGAAGGCGCTCAATCAAGTTGAGCGTGAGCGGAAGCTGAAGGGTAACTGGAATATCAGGCCGCATGCAGGGATGTATTTCAAGAGGGAATGGTTCGAGATTGTTGACAGGCCCCCGTTGAAGAAAATATCCTGTGTGAGATTCTGGGACAGGGCCGCCACGGCTCCGAGCAACGAGAACAAGGACCCGGACTGGACTTCCGGTGTGAAAATGTGCAGGGACCATGAAGGATATTATTATGTCGAGCACGCGAGCAGGTTCAGGGAGTCGCCCTTCGGCATGAGGCAGAATATCCGCAACATCGCCGAGCTGGACGGGAAGTCCGTTCAGATTGGGCTGGAGCAGGAGCCGGGAGCCAGTGGGAAAGTGGAAGTCGAAGATATGATAAGAATATTGAGTGGGTTCGTCGTGAAATCTTTCAAGCCGACTAAGGACAAAGTGACGAGAAGCCTGCCGTTCAGCTCGCAATGCGAGGCGAAGAATGTCAAGCTTGTGCGTGGGAAGTGGAACGAGGACTTCCTCACGGAGCTTGAGAATTTCGATGGGAACCCGAAGAAGCATGACGACCAGGTAGACTCGGGAAGCGGGGCTTTCGAGATGTTGCAGAATTCCGCGCCGTTGCTGACAGGGAATTATGGTCAGCCGAAAGATTCGCAGGAAAATTTTTATATGGAAAAGCATGAAAGTATTATTTGACTTTTATAGATTTATTGCTATTATATTTAACGGGAGGGGAGAATGAAATTTTTAGACTTCATAAAAAACCCCATCGGAAGACTTCTTGAAAGTAAGATAAACAAAGAGGTATCGAAAAGATTCACCGCATCGATAGACAGGGAGCGTGAGGACAGGACTTGGCGCAGGATAACGGATGTTGAGCGCAAGCGCGACCTGCCCCCGATTAAGCACGACAAGATGATTCGAGTTGTTGACTGGCTCGACGATAGAAATCCACAGGCGAAGAAGATATTAAATCTTATGACGGATTTCGTTGTTGGGGACGGGATAAAATACAAAGCCGAAGATTCCGATGTTCAGAGGGTAATAGATAAATTCTGGAATAATAATGAATGGGATTTGAAGCAGTTTGACCGGATAAGAGAGTTGGGGAAATACGGTGAGCAGGTTTACAATACTTTCGTCAATGAAAAAGACGGGAATGTCATGCTGGGCGTGTTTGACCCCGAGCAGATTGACAAGGTTGTCCCGGACCCAGAGAATGCGGAGAAGCTCGATTATTTGAAAACGAAGAGCAGCGACAAGGTATACGAGATTATCAAGGTGAACAGGAAAGTCAAGGATTACAACAAAGCTCTGGTATGGGATGGTCAGAAAGTCGTGGACGACCCGAAGAAGAAAGAAATTGAAAAACGAGTCCCCGACAAATTATACGGCGATGTATTCTTTTTCAACGTGAACAAGGGCTCTCACGCCACGAGAGGAAAGTCAGATTTATTGAGCATCGCCGATTGGCTGGATACTTACGACAAAAGTTTGTATACCATGGCGGAGCGAATGCAATTGTTGTTTGCTTTTGTGTGGGATATTTTGATTGAGGGAGCAGATGAAGGTCAGTTGAAAGAGAGGCAGAAGCAGTTGAAGGAAAACCCGCCCAGTCCTGGAAGTTATCAATTGCACAATGAACGTGAGAAATGGGAGGCAAGGAGTCCTGATTTGCGAGGCCGGGACGTTTCAGATTATTTCAAGTTGATGGCGACGCAGTTGACTTCGGGAAGTGGTTTCCCGATGCATTGGTTGTTCGGAAAGGGTGAGGACATTAACCGAGCCTCGGCACTTGAGATGGGCGAGCCGACATACAGGATGTTGAAACGGCGCCAGACTTATGTTCGATATATGTTTCAATTTATGTTCCGATTTCAGATTGAGCAGGCGATTGACAAGGAAATATTGGATAAGGACGTCAATCGGGATGTGGCTCTAATTATGCCCGACCCTTCAAGGAAAGAGGCGACTCAGATTGTGGATACAATTTCCAAATTGACTCCATCTCTTGCGATAGCGACGATGAATAATTACATAGACACGGACACAGCAAGACAAGTATTGTTAATGCAGTTGAATCAGTTGGGGATAGATGTTAAGCCTGAGGATATGAAACAGAAAGTCGCGGATGACAGGGAGTCCGTGCCGATATATGAATCTTTGAAAAAAATCATGGATATTCTGAATGCCAGAAGCAAAAGCAAAGTTTCTAAAAAGAGTTGACAAGTTTCTCGATTTGAATGAGAAGCTGACCGGCAGGGAATCTAAAAAATTGGTTCGGCTGGTCAAGGATGCGAGGAATGAAATTACGCAGGCGATAAGGAATGTGCCGTTGACGGAATGGCAGATGTATTATCTGCCCCAGTTAAGAGACCAATTGGATTTGAGATTGGTCGAGTTGGAAAGTCGATTGATAAATCAGGCGAAGGCCTCGACCTCGGAAATGTTCGGCTATTCTGTCGACAAGGCGGATGAACTGAGCAAGGCCGCCGGTGCGATAGATTTGCCGAGAGTTGTAGTCGACCCGGAAGTTCTGGAAGCGACCCAGACGCTAACAGGGGAGCTGATTAAGACAGTTCCAAACGATTTGAGAAGGCGTCTGGGGAATAGATTGGCGCTGGGTTTGATGGAACAGAAATCCGCCCAGCAGGTTGCTAAGGAAATGGTTGAGGATTTCGATTTGAGCGCCCCGCAGGCTGACAAGATAGCTCGGACGGAATTATTAAGAACTCAATCACTCGCGCAGGAAAAGAGATTCGAGCAGATAGTTGAGCTCGACCCGGAGATGAAGAAGGCGTGGAAATGGAGTGGCAAGCCGCTCCCCGGCGGACGGACGGGACACGCCGAAGCGGAAGCGATTTATATGGCGAATCCGATACCTTTCAATGAGCGATTCAGTGTATCATCCGTAGCTGGCGGGCCCAAGGTTCAGATGCTATTCCCTAGAGACCCCACAGCCATCGGTGACCCGAAGCAAGTAGCGGCGAACACAATCAATTGCGGTTGTGTGCATTTATTGGTTAAGGAGTGATTAATGCCAAAGAAGTTTTCCATTAACGTGAAGATGCCCAAGATAACCAAGAAAGAAGTTAGAAGCACTTTTAAAAAATTATTTGAAAAAAAATGGAAAGAATTTATTGCTAAAGAACATCTGAAATATCATGTTGTCAAGATAAGATATGTAAGGAAAAAGGATAGATTAGTTCTTTTGACAGTAGCTGAAACCAGAGAATATATTCATTTATATTTTGATGATGTCGGACAAATTGAAAAGCTTTTGAAGGCTTTTCGAAAAGATGATTTTGCAAAAATTAACGAGGTTTAGTCATTATGATAGTTTTAGCACGATTAAAGATAGGCGAGTTCATTATCGGTGAGCTTAAAGAGTTGGGCGATAAGATTGAAAATCCCGTAGCAATAGCATTTTTGGAAGAAGGCTGGGGCTTGACTGATTACTGGTATGGCATGGCTAAAAAGAATAAACCTGTTCCCCTTGAAGATGTAATTAACTGGACAGAACCGATAGAAAAAATCAAGGAAGCTTATGAAAAGAAAATAAGCGATACCAAATTAGTCGTGCCGAAGAATAGATTAATTAATCTTAAGGATGTCAGGAAGAAATGAAATTGCAGGAGATAAAAGACTGGAAAAAATACGACCCTTCTAATGAGACCGATAATAAAATACTATCAGATGATTTCAGATTGCTCGCCGCCAAGTATGCGAATGAGAAAGCAGGCAAAAAAACGGAATATGAGAATATTGAGAATGTAATTAAAACGGCGGTCAAAACAGTTAGCAGGATTCTGGAGCTTGGCAAAATCACGTTTCATCCCGAGCAGATGAAGGAGTCATCACTTGAGCTATTAACGGAAGCATTAAGCAAAATCGTGAAAGGCGGGCCGTATCTGGTCCCGCCGCATGGGGAGCTTATCTGGGACGGCAAGAAGAAAGCGATAGTCAAGAAAGGGAAATTGAATAAGCTTGAAGAGATGGGAATATTGACAAGCGGGAAATTGGCTTATGGGTTTATCCGCTCCTATGAGGGCGAGAAGATTAATCTGGATGAATTCAGGGAGAGAGAGAATGAGCACAGAGTAACGGAATCCGAAATCATCGAGGCAGAGCGGAAAAAGTGGTGGGGCCCTACCAAAGAATTCTGGTATTACAAAATCCGTGAGTTCATTCCTTTTGACAAGCCGAGAAAAGCGGAAGTCCCCCTGGGCGTGCAGAGATGGGTCAGGGATGTGCGATTTCAGGAATCAACTTTCCTGCCGAAAGATTGGGATTTGCAGAAATTGAGCAATACGGAATTAATTCAAATTCACGGCGAGCTGCATGACGAAGCCAGAAAGTTTTCCATGGAGACCGGCAAGCCCCCGCCTGAGTGGATGATTGACAGGCATATATTAATCACCGAAGAAATGCGCAGGAGAAAGCTGGAGCATCGGCCTCACACTGAACTGGATAGATTGGCGCAGAAGTTCGGTAAGACAAAGGAAGTTTCCGAGAAGGCGATCAAGCTGGGTGATTTAATGCGACTATGGCAAGAGGGTTTTGATGTTCGTAAACCTTTCCTGTCTTTTATTGGCGGGTCCTGTGTGTCGGGATGGGGAGAGGACATAGACATCAATGTCAATTGGCCGTCGTGGGATGAAAAGTTTCTGGACGTTTTGGAATTCAGATTGAAAAGCATGGTCCCCCCAGAATATAAGGAGAAGATTCATTTGATACCCGACAATCGAGGCCCTTTTACCAATTTCATCCCCTTTGCCACGTTATCAGTGAATATGCTTCCCCTTGACCAGCGAAGCGTAATGAAAATGTCCGCTGGCGATTTGAGGGAACAGAGAATCACCGATGTCAAAATGAAACAGCAGGCTAACCAGAGCAGGAAAGAAGACAAGCTTAAATTATTTCGATTTTTCATTCAGCTCAAGGGAATCAAAGGTTTTAAAAAGGAAGAAGCTTATAGCATTGAGGACGCAGTTGAGAAAGTCAAAGAAAGGTGGGTTAAAGATGAAAAGTTTCCTCAAATAATGGTAGACCAGAAATTCGACGGTATGCGTGGACAAATTCATAGCGATGGAAAACGTGTAGAAATCTGGAGTGAAGATGGCGGTGATTTGACAATGAGGTTCCCCTCAATAGTCAAGGAAGCTAAAGGCCAGAGAATTGCCTTTATAGTGGATGCTGAAATTACGGGAGTGAAAGACAAAGAGCACATGGGGCGTTCGGACGTAGCGGGCTATGCTCACGCCAAAACTCCTGTCGATGATTCTCCGTTTACAGCAAATGTTTTTGACGCTCCTTATATCGGTGAAGATATTCATAAGAAGGTTTTATCTGAAAGACGTTCGGCGATGGAGAAATTGAAATCGGGAAAAGCAATCAAGAAAGCCGATAAGAAAGTGGTGGAGACGGAGAAAGAATTAGAGGAN